ATGGTTCGCCTGTGGCTTGAGAACCCCGACACGGCCGACCTCGTGTTCGGCGCCGACCCGTTCACTGCCCCGGCGCTACGGAAGATTTGGACGCCCCACCGCTCAAAGATCGACGCCATGCGGCCGAGCTGACGGCCGTGTACGCACTCCACACACGGCACCTCACAATCGCGCCGTTGCCATGACAGACATCGACGATCAACTGGACGCAGAAGCACAACGCGAGCAGCTCAAAGAGAAGGCTCGTATCGCGCGCGACCAGGAAATCGAAGACCTGAAGTGGTTGATGGGCCACGCCCAGGGTCGCCGAATCGCGACTCGGCTTTTCGCCAAAACAGGCTATCGCCACACCCCGTTCCACACGAACGGCTCGACGATGGCCTTCAAGGCCGGTGAACAGAACATCGGCCTGTGGTTGGAAGCTGAGCTGCTGGAGGCATCCCCTGATGGCTATTTTCGCCTGTTGAAGGAATACCGAAATGAGTGAAGCGCAAGACAGCGGCGCAGCCACCAACGAAGCCGCCGAATCGCAGAACGACAACGCCAACGCAGGCGCCGCGCAAGCGGGTGCTGCTGAAGCGCAGAACGCAGGCCAGGGCAGCCTGGCCGAAGGCAAAGAGAACGCGGGCGACGCGGGCAAGAAGGACGAAGGCGGCGACAAGTCGACCAAGTCTGAGGTGCCTGAGAAGTACGAGTTCAAGGTGCCTGAAGGAGTCGAGCTCGATCCGGCGCGTGTCGCCGAGTTCGAGAACGTAGCCAAGACCCTCCAGCTATCGCAGGAGCAGGCTCAGCGATTGGTCGACCTGGCCGCAACCCGGGAAGCGCAATTGCAAGAGCAGCACCTCGAGACCGTGAAGGGTTGGGGCGAGGAGGTCGCGAAAGACAAGGTGCTCGGCAAGCCCGAGAACCAGGCCATCGCGCGACGTGCCATCGACACCTTTGGCGGGGCTGAGCTGAAGCAGTACCTCGAATCGACCGGGCTGGGCAACCACCCGCTGCTTGTGAAGTGGGCCTACGAAGTTGGCAAGGCCACGAGCGAGGACGGATTCGTTGGTGGGCGTGAAGGAAACGCCACCGCGCCGAAGTCGCCCGAGGACATTCTGTACGGCAAGAAAGACTGAAAGGTAAATCATCATGGCTGCACTGCCTTCCAAAGCCGGCGCTGTAACGCTGCTGGACTTCGCAAAGACTCTCGACCCCGATGGCAAGACCGCCACCGTCGTCGAACTCCTGAAGCAGACCAACGCGCTGCTCGACGACATGCCCTGGGTTGAGGGCAACCTGCCCACCGGCCACCGCACCACGATGCGCACCGGTCTGCCGACCGTAGTGTGGCGTCAGCTCTACGGCGGCGTGCCGGCCAGCAAGTCGACCCGCGCGCAGGTCGACGACTCGGTGGGCATGTTGGAAGCCCGCTCCGAAGTCGACGTTGACCTCGCCAACCTGAACGGCAACGCCTCGGCGTTCCGCCTGCAGGAGGCCTCGGCGTTCCTCGAGGCCATGAACCAGCAGGCCATCTCGGCGCTGTTCTACAACGACACGGCCATCAACCCCGAGCGTCCGATGGGTCTGGCCCCGCGCTACAGCTCGACGAGCGCCGCCAACGGTCGCAACATCCTGCTCGCCGGCGGCTCGGGCTCCGACAACACCTCGGTGTGGCTGGTCTGCTGGGGCAACGACACGGTGCACGGCATCTTCCCGAAGGGGTCGAAGGCCGGTATCGAGCACAAGGATCTGGGCGAGATCGACGCCTTCGACGGCAGCAACAACCGCTACCGCGCCTTCGCTGACATCTGGAAGTGGAAGCTCGGTCTGTCGCTGCGCGACTGGCGCTACGTGGTTCGCATTGCCAACGTCGACATCTCCGACCTGGTGGGCCAGACCGGCACCCAGACCCTGACTGCGACCACGAACATCCTCAAGCAGATGATGCTCGCCATGAACACGATCCCGTTCATGGGCAAAGGCACCCCGGTGTTCTACGCCTCGCGTAAGGTCAAGGCCCAGCTGCAGATCATGGCGATGGACAAGTCGGTGGCGGCCCTGGGCCTGCAAGCCGGCGCCAGCCAGTTCGGCGCCCCGGGCGTGGCCTCGGTGCAGGGCGACCTGTCGTTCTTCGGTATCCCCATCCGTACCGTTGACGCGCTGGTCGAAACCGAATCCCTGGTTTCGTAATCGGCTTGAGCTGAAAGGAAAGCAATCATGTATATCGACTCCCAAGAGATCCTCAGCTCGGCGCAGTCCATCGCCGCTGCTGCTGGCGACGTGGCCTCGACCAACTACTACGACACCGGCGCCGCCGCTGACGTGGGCATTGGCGAGGAGCTGTTCCTGCAGATCAGCACCGTCGCTGCCGTCACCTCCGGCGGCTCGGCCACGGTGCAGTTCGTGCTGCAGTGTGACGACAACACCTCGTTCTCGTCGCCGAAAGAGTTCCCGCTCACCGGCGCCGTGGCCTTGGCCGCGCTCACCGCGAACACGGTGCAGTATCGCGGTCGTCTGCCGATTGGTCTGGAGCGCTACTTGCGCGTGGTGTATCGCATCGGTACCGCGACCACCACCGCCGGCACGGCGACGGCCTACTTCACCAAGAACGTGCAGGCGAACGCCCCGATCGCCACGACCGTTCCGGGCGTGAAGTAATAGGGGGGCCCGACGATGGCTAAGATCATTGGTCGGGCCCGAGCCAAGACGCTCGGGTACTACCCTGACGACGGCGTGCACTTCCGCTTCATCAACCAAGGCGAGGAATTCGACCTCATCGAGGGGCGGGAGAAGGGCAGCTGGTTCGACCGCATCGATGAGCCGGCGGAGGCTGCCCCGGCTAAGCCCCGCAAGGGCAAACCGGCAGCGGCCAGCGATGACTCAGGCGGCGACATCGTCTGAGGCCACGCGCAACTGAGAGGGCCGCCACGAGCGGCCCTTTTCACAAGGACGTTCACATGAAGATGGTCAGCACGAAGACGGACAGCGAGTCGGCGAGCTCCGACCTGAGCTACGACGGCCGCCCCCGCATCTATCTCGACGACGACATCATCGAGAAGCTCGGCATCAAGGGTATCCCCGAGCCGGGTACGGTATTCGCGATGCAGGCGCGCGTTGTCGCTGAGCGGGTCACGGCGAGCGCCGAAGAGCCCGATGAGGTGGCGGCCGAGAGTTCTTCGCCGGACGTGTCGCTGTGCCTGATCCTCACCGACGTTGGCCTGCAACCTGTCACTGTCTCGGACGCCGAGCGGGCACGGGCCCTGTACGACAGCGAGGGCGAGGAGTAAGGCATGGCCACGGACGTCGACATCTGCAACGGCGCGCTGTCGTTGCTGGGGGCCCGCGCGCAGGTGACCTGCATCGAGCCGCCCGACAGCAGCGCCGAGGCCGGCTACTGCGCGCGCTTCTTTCCGATGGCTCGCAAGGAGCTGATCGAAGGCGGCTCCTGGGCGTTTGCCAAGCGCCGCGTGGCGCTCGCAGAGGTCGACAACGCGTCCAACATCTGGCAGTACGCCTACGCGGTTCCCTCCAGCATGGTCAACGCCCTGCGCGTGGTGCAGCAGCGCTACCTCATCGCGGCGGGCCTGGCCTGGCCACTGGTCTACGAGCCCCAGGGCCTGACCAATTGGACGCTGGTCGACGAGATGTTCAACGAGCGCGGCTCGGCGCAGTTCACGATCGAGAACGGCGTGCTCTACACCAACGAGCCCGACGCGGTGCTACTCTACACGGTCGACGTGACCGATGCCACCAAGTTTCCGGCCATGTTCTGCACGACCCTGAGCATGCTCCTGGCCAGCTACCTGTGCGGCCCGATCCTCAAGGGCGTGACGGGCATGCAGGCGGCGAAGGGCTGGCGCGACGCGGCGATGGGCATGCAGGCGCGCGCCGAGGCGAGCGACGCCAACAGCACCGACCAGCGCGCCGAGCACGTCGCCGCACACCTGCGGGCACGGTGGTGACATGCCCAGCAAACCGCTATTCCGCAGCTTCGCCGGCGGCGAGATCACGCCCGAGATGTACGGGCGCATTGATCTCACGAAGTACCAGACCGGCCTCGGCAAGTGCCTGAACGCGGTCGTGCTGCCGCACGGCCCGGCCACCCGGCGGACCGGGCTTCGGTTCATTAACGAGGTTAAGGACAGCACCCGCAAGACAGTCGTGCGCCCCTTCCAGTACTCGGCCACGGCGACCTGCGTGCTAGAGTTCGGGCACCAGACGCTACGCTTCTTCGTCAGCGGCGCGGCCGTGCTCGAGGCAAACCAGACGATCGGCTCGATCGTCGGCAGCACGATCAACCTGACCTCCCACGGCTACACCGCCGGCGACTGGGTCTACGTCGGCAGCCGCTTCTTGAAGGTGGCCACCGCCGCCGCGAACAGCTTCACGGTCACGGATCTCTGGGGCGCGGCCGTCACCCCGACGGGAACCACGGTGGCGCGCGTCTACACGATCGCCACGCCCTACAGTGAGTCCGATCTGCTGCAGCTGCGCATCGCCCAGGACTCAAGCACGCTCACGATCACGCACCCGAGCTACCCGGCCAAGGAGCTCAAGCGCCTCGGGGCCACCAACTGGACGCTCACCGACGTGTCGTTCACACCCCCGGCCGCGCCGCCCAGCGCGCCGACCGTGACCGCCACGCAGCCAACGGCGGGCACCACCGACCCGCAGGTCTACTGCTACACCTACATCGCCGCCGACGGGGTCACGGAGTCGCTGCCCTCGGCGTCGACCACGGTAAACAACTGCCTGAGCCTGGCGGGCAACTACAACAACATCACGCCGGTGGCGGTCGCCGGGGCGCTCAAGTACATCATCTACAAGGAGCGCGCCGGGGTGATGGCCTACCTCGGGTCAACCACCTCGGCGGTGGCGATCCGGGACAACAACATCACCCCCGACACCAGCGTGACGCCCCCGACGGCGGTCTACGCACTCAACGGGTCGACCGATAACTACCCCACCGCAGTCACCTACCACGAGCAGCGGCGTTGGTTCGCGGGCTCGAACAACGAGCCCCAGACGCTCTACGCCACACGCACCGGCACTGCGAGCAACCTGACCTCGAGCAACGCCGTGCAGGACGACGACGCGATGAAGTTCAAGATCGGCGCGCGGCAGCAGAACGCCATCCGCCACCTGCTGCCGCTGTCCGATCTGATCGCGCTCACGGTGGGCGGCGAGTTCCGCATCTTCGCCGACAACTCCCCGGCGATCACCCCGACCACGATCTCGATCAAGCCCCAGGGCTACAGCGGCGTGGCGGACGTGCAGCCGGCGCTCACCAGCAACTCGATCCTCTACGTGCAGGGGCAGGGCGCGCGCGTGCGCGAGCTCTCCTACGACTGGCAGAAGCAGGCCTTCGGCTCGATCGACGCGAGCATCATGGTGCCGCACCTGCTCGACGGCTACACGATCACCGACATGGCCTTCGCTCGTGCACCGCTGCCGAGCCTCTGGTGCGTACGATCGGACGGCGCGCTGCTTGGCATGACCTACGTGCCCGAGCAACAGGTCTACGGCTGGCACCAGCACACCACGGACGGGGCGTTCGAGTCGGTGGCCGTGGTCAGCGAGGGCAGCGAGGAGGTGCTCTACGCGGTTGTGCGCCGCACGGTCAACGGGCGTGCTGTGCGCTACGTTGAGCGACTCCAGACGCGCGTGCTGGTCGACCAGGCGGACGCGTTCTTCGTCGACTCCGGGCTGCAGTACAGCGGCGCTCCGGTCACGACCCTGAGCGGGCTGTGGCATCTGGAGGGCAAGACCGTGCAGGTGCTCGCCGACGGTGCCGTGCACCCGACGCGGGTCGTGACCGGCGGGGCCATAGCCCTCGACTACTCGGCCAGCAAGGTTAGCGTCGGCCTGCAGTACGTGACCGATCTGGTCACGCTTCCGCCCATCTTCGACGACCACCCCGCGAGCGGCCAGGGGATCACGAAGAACGTCACCGGCGTCGCGGTGCGCGTGAACCAGTCGAACCTCGTCAAGGCCGGACCCTCGGTCAACGACCTGACGACCTACCCGGCGCGCTCGGTGGAGGATCTCTACGGGCACCCGCCGGCGCTGCGCACCGGCGAGCTGCGGTTCGACGTGACGCCGGACTGGAACGCGGACGGCAACGTGTGCCTGCGGCAGGACGAGCCGCTGCCGCTAACCGTGCTGTCGATTGCAGTCGATGTCGAAACCGGCAGTTGAGTTTCGCGAGCTGCGCCCGGGTGACGTTGAGCACATAGCGGCGCACCTGCGCGACCAGGACGCGGCCGAGGCAGCAGCGAACGGCCACACCGACATCCTGCTCGCGCTGCGCGATAGCGTCGCAGCCAGCGCTGCCGTAGTGGTCGCGACCGCCCATGGCGAACCGGGGTGCATCTTCGGCTGCGTGCCCGCAGGCACCGTGCTTGCGCCTTCTGCCGTGGTGTGGATGGTGGGCACGCACCTCGTGCCGCAGCACCAGCGTGTACTCGCTCGACTAGCACCCCGCTACATTCTCGCAATGCGCGAGCGGTTCGGCCGCCTCTACAACACCGTGCACGCCGAGAACACGCTGGCTGTCCGCTGGCTTCGGCGCATGGGGTTCGTGCTCCACGAGCCGCACGCGCACCCCGACACGGGGGAAATGTTCCACTACTTCGAGATGAACTGAGCATGACCACCGACATCGTCGAGCAGGAGGCGCGCATCGCGCGGGCACGCATCATGCGCATGCAGCACGCCTGCGAGAGCCTGCCCAAGGAGCAGCGGATGGACGAGTCGCCCCCGCTGCGGCACCACCTGTCGCCGGGCGTGTACGTGCGCGAGATCCACCTCGCGGCGGGGTCGTTGGTCGTTGGCAAGATCCACCGCCACCGGCACATGAACATCATCTCGCAGGGGCGGGTGATCGTGTTCACGGAGTTCGGCCGCGAGGAGCTCAAGGCCGGCGACGTGTTCGAATCCCAGGCGGGCACCAAGCGGGTTGTGCTCACGCTGGAGGACGCGATCTGGTCGACGATCCACCCCAACCCGTTCAACGAGACGGACATCGCGACCCTCGAGGCCATGTACGTCGCCGACGACTACGCCGAGCTGGGCATGGTCGTTGCTGATCTCGACGCAATCACGGAGGGCTGAGCGTGGCCTATTTCTCGACTGGCGCGTACGCGGTGATCGCGGCCATCGCCGCAGCAGGCATGAGCGCCTACGGCATGCAACAGCAGGCCAAGACCCAACGCAGGGTCGGCGAGTACAACGCCAAGATGAACGAGTTCGCGGCCCAGGACGCCGAGAAGCGCGGCGACCAGCAGGCCGACGCGCTCGCGCGGCGCATGTCGGCGCTCAAGGCCACGCAGCGCTCGCGCATGGCGGCGGCGGGGCTTGACCTCGGCGAAGGCACGGCGGCCGACATTCAGGACCAGACCGACTTCTTCACGGACCGCGATGTCGCGACCCTGCGCCTCAACGGCCGCAAGGACGCCTGGAGCGCGCGGCAGTCTGGCGCTCTGGCGCAGTGGCGCGGCAACGCCGACGCCAACCAGTCCGAGCTCTCGTCTTACGCCACGGTACTGAGCGCGGCGTCCCGCGTGAGCGACAAGTGGTACCCGGCGAAGGGGGGCTAACATGCCCCGCGTTCCTACCTACGACAACACGGTCCAAGAGACCGCGCTGCAGACCCCGCAGACCTCGGCGCCCGACGTGTCGTCGGGCTACCGCGCGATGGGGGAGGGGCTGAACCAGGTCAGCGACGCTGCGTTTCGCTTTGAGGAACGCAACGCGCAGACCGATGCCTGGAACACGCAGGCCGAGATCAACAAGGACTTCCTCGCATGGAACGCCGAGCGCAAGAAGCTGGCCCAGGGTGCGAACGCGAAGGGTTACGTCGATGACGTGAACAAGTGGTGGGACGACGCCCGCGACAAATACGCAAGCAAGCTGTCGCCAATGGCCCAGCGGATGATAGGCAAACAGCTCGCCGTGTCGCGCGTATCGGCGCTCGAGTCCGCCACCAGCTACCAGGAGCAGCAGCTCAACATCGGCGAGCAGAGCGCGCTCGAGGCGAGCACTGCCTCGCTGATCGGACAGGCCGTGGCCGCAGGCCCGACGAAGGCCAACGCATACCTCGACCAGGTCAAGGCCAACCTCACGGCGTGGGGCGCGAAGAAGGGCCTCGACCCCGCCCCGGCGGTACTGAAGGCCACCACCGGCGCGCACATGACCATCATCAACCAGATGATGCAGAACGACCCGAAGGGGGCCGAGGCGTACTTCAACGCCAACAAGGACGCCATCGAGCCGACGCAGTGGGACAACGTCACCGAGAAGCTGAACCGCGTGTCGGCTGTCAAAGACGGCAGCGACGCGGCCGATCAGATTTGGGCGGAGTCAGTGAAGGGCGACTACAACACGCCGGTCGATCTGTTCTCGATGGAGAAGCAGGCGCGCGACAAGTACAAGGACGACCCGACGCGTCAGGCTGCCGCCATCTCGGCGCTGCGCGAACGCAAAGCCGCGTGGGATCAGTCGCAGAACGAGTTCAACGCCGGCAACACGAACACGGTCTACCAGATGCTGGACGGCGGCATGGGGCTGAGTCGCGTGCGGCAGACGCCGCAATGGCAGGCCCTGCCCGGGCATGTGCAGGATCAGATTCTGTATCAGCAGGAGCAGCGCGCGAACGTGCGCGAGCAACGCGTCGCCGCCGCGGAGAACCGTGCGTACAACGCCGAGCTGCGCCAGGACCGCATGCTGCTGCGTCAGAACGCCGACCAGTACATGGACTACACCGACCCGACGAAGTTGGCCAGCATGTCGCGCACCCAGGTGCAGGCCCTGCGCCCGCTGTTCGGTGTCGAGGCGACCCAGCACCTGCTCGACCGTTACGACAGCCTCGCCAAGTCGCCGAAGGACATCACCGAGGCGAAGATGGACGAGGACTCGTTCAAGCGCATCGCCAACGACTTCGGGCTCAACGTGTACGGCCAGCAGTCGAAGACCGACAAGGAGCAGATTGGCGATCTGAAGTTCCGCGTCGAGCGTGTGATCGCGATGGCGCAGCAGAAGAAGGGCGCCAAGCTCACCGAAGACGAGAAGGAAACGCTTATGCGCGGCGAAATGNNCCCGTGATTCAGCTGACGCCTGAGCAGGCGGCTAAGGTGAAAGTGCCGGATGAGGAACGCGGTAAGATCGTGCAGGCGCTGCAGACGAAGTACAAGCAGAACCCGAACAATCCGCTGTTCGCACCCACCGAAGACAACGTGCGCCGCCTGTACCTACAGGCCCGCTCGCGTTCCGCGCCACTCATCCCGCCCGCCAAGCCATGAGCCAATACGACGACCTGCTGAACAACGAGCCTGCTTCGACCGCGCAACCTGACAACCCCTATCTCGTTGAGCTAGAGGACCAGGAGCGCGTGCAGAAGCAGGCGCTCGCCGCGACCCTGCAGTCGGCTGTGCAGGTCAACCCGGATCAGTACAGCACGCAGCGCCGTGTCGCGAACTACCTGGGCTATCCGGTGGCAGCCGTCCAGGCGAAGCCTGACCTGGCCGCGCAGGCGCAAGCGAAGCAGGTGCAGCAAGACGCTGCAGCGAATCCCGTGCTGCAGAAGAAGTACACCGACGCCGACTTCGCCAAGCTGGCGCACGATGACAGCACGGCGCTGTCGTCGCTTGTCGATTCCGCGATTGGCGTCGCGAAGTACATCTTCAGCGCGCCTGACTCGAAGAAGACGCTGGTGGGCGACATAGGCGCGGGCGTCCGCATGGCCGACGCCGGCGCGGCCGGTGCGTTCCGCGCCGTCTCAGAATTGGCATCCACTCCGCTCGATTGGATGGAGGCGAACACGCCCGAGGAAGCCGCCGGTTGGCGCGGGGCTGTCGGCGGTAACCCTCTGCGTCGGCTGGCAGAAGGTTTCGGGCTGATCGCCAACTACGACACCGCGCGCGCCAAGACGCTAAGCCCCGACACAGGGAACTTCGCT